ATATTCTGGTATTGATATGACTGAAAGAACTCTATCAACCAAAAAGCTTATTTCACAATCATACTTAGGTAATGAAACTGAAGAAGATGCAATCCTACCGATTCTTCCTTTAATTAGAGAGTCTATCGTTAGGTCTCATGCAAGAGGTATTGAAAACGCACTACTATTGGGTAACCATGCAGATGGCGTTTATGGTACTGGCGGTGCAGCTTTTGAAGGACTAGTCACAATGGCTGGGTCTAACAAAACTCAATCCGGTACTGCTTTTGCATCAGAATCTTTAACAGCTTCAATGCTATTGAATGCTAGAAAGAAAATGGGCAAATGGGGTATGAACCCTAGAGATGTATTATACATCGTTAATTCAACTGAATACTTTAACCTATTATCAGATGCAGAATTCCAAGATGTCAACCTAGTTGGCAACATGGCAACTAAACTGAATGGTGAAATCGGAGAAGTCTTCGGTTCAAGAGTAATCGTTTGTGACGAGTGGGCTGCTCCAGCAACAGGCAAATTCTTTGCTTTAGCTGTGAACACTAAGAACTTTGTAATGCCTAGATTAAGAGGTGTTACTATTGAGTCTGACTACGAAGTAGCAAACCAAAGAAGAGTATTAGTCGCTTCGCAAAGACTAGGTTTTACCGACCTTATCGATGCTTCAACAGCGTGTCATACACTTCAGTACAAAGCTAGTTAATAGCTTTTGAATCCCGTGGTGGGGTACGCCCCACCACATTTTTTAAGGAAAACATATGGCAGATTTAGTAACATTACAGCAATATAAAGACTTCGCAGGATTGCAAAGTTTAAAAAACGACGCTCGTATAAATATAGTTATCGACCAAGTTTCCCAACTCGTAAAGTCTTATTGCGGGACTACTATCATAGATTATGCTAGTACAAATAAAACTGAATATTTTAATATAGGACAAGGAGTTGACAGAGTCATTTTAGAAGAGTCACCCCTACTTCAAGTTGTATCAGTAGAAGAAAGAACAAGTCAAGCTGACGCATATGTTACACTAATCACAGAAAATTCTGACAGTAGTGGTAAATATGAATATATAGCAGACATGGAATCTGACAGCATTGTAAGAACAACTAGCACAGGTACTAAACCTTTTCCAAAAGGAATGAAAGCAGTAAAGGTTGTTTATAAAGCTGGATATACAAGTACACCTGATGATTTAAAATTAGCAGTATTTGATTTAATTAAGTACTATATGAAAGATGAAAGAAAAGAAAGAATGCAAATAGCAGGAGCAAGTGTAGAAAATCCACTATCTTCTAGTTTGTCAGGTAACATAGGATTTCCAGACCATATTAAAAGAATATTGGACATGTATAAGATTTATAGCTAATGGCTAGAGGTAAAAGAAGACTTAACTTTGTAAAACAAGGACAACAGCATACAGTTTTCCAATCTTTTCCAGATTTCATAAAAGAAACTAAAGGAAAAGAGCTAGGTAAAATAGCAGAAGAATTAAGTTCAGATTTTTTATCAAATACTACTAATTCAAGAAAAGAAATAGATAACGCTTTAGTAGGAGAAATTGACAATATAACAGATTATATACATGAGTTAAATAAAATGTCAATAAAGTTTAATAAATTTTGGGGATTTTTTTATAGAGTCTTTCCACCTTCAGGAACTATGCCACAAATAAGAAAACAATTAGCTAAGCTAACAAAAACTGTAGGTAGTTGGGCTCAGCCTGGAGGAAAAGGTACAAAAACATTTAATGTAGACCATAAAGAAATAAATGTAGCAGTTCTTACACTTACAATGATTTACACTTATTTAGCAGAACTAAAGGAAGAAATGCTAGAAGGTAGAAAAGTTAATAAACTAACAGATAAAAGATTAAAACGTGTAGATAATATTGTAGCAGAGTATGGAACTGAAAAAAATCCTCAAACAGCAGTAATTAGTCCTGCTCAATTTGAAGATTTATTAAGTAGCATACAATATAATATAGCAGCAGGAGCTGCATTACAAAAGTTACTTCAAGGTAAAAAGTTTTCTGGTAGCACAATTAGTGCCATAACAACAGAGTTTTTAGAAGAAGAAAATTTTGACTTAACTGCAACAAAAGAAAATATATTTAATATTGCTTCAGGAAAAGCACAAACTAAAGTTCAAATAACAAGTGCATCTTGGAATAGACTTAAAGGAGTTTATGAAAAGTATTTAAAAAGAAGCCCTTTTAAACAGTTTTTGGCTCCTTCCATGGATACTAGTGGTAAAGTTGTTAAAGATATGCAAGCTAGTTTTGAACCAGGAAAAGCTCGCTCAATAAAAAATATAGTAGGCTCTAAAAGTATGGAACAAGAGCTAACCCAACAAGCTGTAGATACATTAGCGGGTAAAAAAACAAAAACATATAAAAAGAAAGGTAAGGGTAAAGCAACAAAAAGAACAAAAGCAAAAGCAAGAACAACAAATGCCTTAGCAGATGCAGCAGTAGCTATAGTGCTACTAAAGAAAAATTTAAAAGAATCAGAAAGATTAGTAAGTAGTACAAAAACAAAAAAACGCGATAACTCTGAAAAGGATATGGCTTTAAGCCAAAGAGAATTAAATAAAATTATTACTCGTATAAATAGAAGACTACCTGCAGAAGTAAGAAGAAATATGGGAAGGCCCGCTTTAATTAATAGAACAGGGAGATTTTCAAATAGCGCAAGATTATTAACTTTAAAAGCAAGTAGAGGTGGTTTAGCAGGAAAGTTTTCTTATATGCTAAGACCATATGAGACTTTTGAAAATACAGGCGAAAGAAGATGGCCTTTGGGATATAACCCAAAACCTTTAATTTCAAAAAGCACTAGAAAATTAGCTCAAGAAATAATAGGTAGAAAAATAACAATAACCCTTAGGAGAGGATAATGGCATCACAATATAGAACAGCTAGAAAAAGAATTTGCGATGCTATAGCTGAAAAAATACAAGGAATTGATGGGCAAGCGCCTTTTAATTCAAACATTTTTAAAAATGCACATTCAGGTATGGTATTTTTAGATGAAATCCAAGAGTACCCAAAAGTATGTGTGGTAGCTGGAGATGAAACAAGAGAATATCAACCTAACGAATTCAAATGGAGATTCATGAGTTTGGACATAAGAGTTTATGTCGAAGACCAAGACGACCCACAAGAGGTCTTAGCTAGTTTAATGGAAGACATTGAAAGAGTGATAGACAATAATGATGTGTTAACTTACGATGATACTGTAAGTCCGCATCTAAAAACGACTTCCTTAACTTTGCAGTCGATGTCAACAGATGAAGGTACTTTAACACCTTTAGGAATTGGCGAATTGACTTTAGAGTGTAGGTATTAAACGAAATTACACAGCTGATAAACATCTAGCTAAGTACTTTCAAAGTAAAAAATAGGAGAAAGCAATGGCTTTAAATCTATCGAGAAATACCAAAGTATTTGTCAGCTCCGTAAATGGAGTTGGTGCTACTGGTGGAGTAAAAACTGCCCACGTAAGTACACCAGGAACAGGATACGCTGTAGGCGACATCGTAACACTAGGAACAACTAGTGGTAGCGGCACAGGCTTTAAGTGTATAGTTCTTAGTATTACTGGCGGTTCTTCAACAGGACCAGTCGCTACTATTGGTATCCCTAATAACTTTAGGGGAGCAGCGTTCGCCGCAGCGGAAACTGCTACCGAAACAGCTGTAGAAAACTATGCAGGAACCAACAATGGTTCAGCATCAGGGTTAGTTGTAACTGTCGATTCAATCGCAGCTACTCTTACTGCAGATGGTTCAAGAATTGGAACAGGTAAGTTCAAAGGAAACGAAGTAGACTGTAATACTTTTAGAATTGGTGTATTAGATGGATATAGCTTCTCACAAGGAAGTGATTCAACTGATGTAACCATATCAGAAGCAGGTGCTACACCAAACAGGGGCTCAAAAAGATTCAATGACTCTTTACCGCCTGCAGAATGGTCCTTTGGTACTTATGTACGACCATTTAAACATGGTGCAAATAGTTTCAGAGCAGACGGAACATTCGACTGTTGTGAAAACATCTTATGGGCAGCTTTATCAGGAACTGGATTACCTAATGCATCAAATGCAGCAGGAGCTGGTGTTGAAGTAACTACTGGTACACAATTTGGCTCATTATGTAAGTTTGACCAATCAGACGTTCACGAACTTATGAAACTAAACTTATATTTTGCACTAGAAAATACAACATACAGGTTAAATCAAGCACAGATTAACCAAGCAGAAGTAGACTTTTCTATTGATGGTATAGCACAGATTACATGGTCTGGTAATGCTACTACTATTGATCAAGTCACAGAAGCAATTGAAGACCCTTCAAAACATATTATTCAGGGAACTTCAGCAGCTACACCAACTAGTTCTAATGTAGATACTCATGCGGAAACATTTAATTACGCAGATACTACTGGACCAAGTGATGCTGACTACTTAAGAAATAAACTTTCAAGTTTATATCTTGATGCAGACGCACAGGGTGGTGGGGCAGCTTCAGGTGGTTTAGATAACAGAACTTATGATATTAATATCACAGGTGGTTCTCTAACTATCGCAAATAATGTTACTTATGTAACACCAGAAACTATCGGAGTTATCGATAAACCAATCGGTTCCTTTACTGGTGCTAGGGTAGTAAGTGGTTCTTTAACCATGTACCTTGATACCAAATCAGATGGTTCAAATCAGCTTTTAACTGACTTAGCAGGAGCGACTGACCTTGTAACTAACGTATTTGACTTACGTTTATTTATGGGTGTAGCAGGAACTGTTGATACTGATGGAGAAGGCATGGAGGCAGATGACTTTACAGCACCAGGTGTTGAATTTAATATGCCTAAGGCTCATTTAACTGTTCCAACAGTTGAAGTAGGAGACCTAATTTCAGCTTCTGTAGAGTTTGCAGCTCACGGATCTGACCTTCTGACAGGTGACGAAATGTCAGTTAAATACTTAGCAGCAACTGCTCACACTCAGGCTGGTTATGCCGCCTCGGGTGCTAGAGTTCTAGACGCTTAAGTATAATGTCACATAGTTTTCTCAAGGAGAGTAAGCTATATATAGTTTACGGCGGTAACAAGTATAGAATATATACTACTACCGCCTTAAACTTTTCTCAAACATTTGCGGAAGATTCGTACCCAGTAAAGACTTTGCACGATCAATCAAAGATGTTCGAGGGAACAACAGTAACAAAAGCCAATCCGGCTCAATTTAGTTTCAGTGTTCCACTAACAGCAGAGAAAGATGAGTCTATTGTTATGGATTTAATAAGTGATTTAGTTGCAACAAGTGATTCTGATATAGAAACACAGCAACTTAAAGCATTTGATATGTATATCCAAACAGGAAGCAGTACTTTTAAAGTAAATGACTGTGTAGTGACTTCTGCAGATTTTGCCTTTAACCCAAGAGAACAGTTTAAGGTAGATATAGCAGGACAAGGAACAAAACTAAGTAGAGTGGGTGATGAAAGTTACTCAATACCAGGAAGCGCTCAGTCTGAGTCTTCTACAAGAACCCCTCTCATAGTATATCCAGTAGTGTCTGTATCCGGCCTTGATATGAATAGTATCTTAGGGGTTACGGTATCTATACAAAATAATATAGATTGGACACCTTTTGAAACACTACATAGCAGTTTATCAGTTACTAATTCTAGTAATGCTATGTTTCCAAGTGCTTACGTGGTAAAAGATAGAGTTGTTTCGGGAGCAATTCAACAATACCAAACTGATAATAATATAACACAATTTGACGATTTTGAAACTAATACTGTTATTTTGATAACAGCGAAAAAAGCTAGTGATAATACTTCTTTCTGGAGTCTAAGAATGAATCCAGCAATGTATACAGCTAGAATGAATGTAGCAGGTGTCTATAGTCAAACATACGATTTTCGTACTTTAGATAATACAGCATTAGGAACAAGAATCACACAATATTCATAGGAGAATATATATAATGGAATTAAAAAGCCTATTAGTAGATAGTAAAACTACTTGGGTTGAGTTTCCCGGCTTAGAAGGATTTGAAGTAGAACTTGCAAATCTATCAAGAAAAGAACTCGTTAATCTTAGAAAAAGATGTACACAAAATAAATTTAACAGAAAAACTAGAGGATTTGAAGAATCCTTAGATGAAGATAAGTTTTTAGTCGAATTTACTGATGCAACAGTAAAAGGATGGAAAGGCTTAAAGTTAGAATATTTAGAAGATTTACTTTTAGTAGATTTAAAAGGGCAAGACCCTAAAACTGAACTTGAATATAGTTCAGACAATGCAAAATCCTTGGTGGAAAACTCAAATGAGTTTGACAACTGGCTCAATGAGGTAGTCTTTGATTTAGATAACTTTCGTACAGCAAGCAAGGGAAAAAATACTGGAGAAGCTAAAACTATTTCTTGACCACGATAAAATAGGTATGAGTAAAGAGCAATACCTAATGATGTGCGAACAAACAGGAGAAGAAATAGATTGGGAAAGGTGTCCTCCAGAGATAGAGGACTTTCCTAATAGTGTTCATACAGCAATGAATATTTATAACTCTTTAGGTGATAGAATTTATGGAGATGTAGGATATACAGGAAAAAATTTTACTAATTTAAATTTATTTTTTGAGCTGTACAAAATAGAATCTTACGAAAAAGACTGGATAATGGAACTAATTTTATTTCTCGAATCGAGAACTATAGAAGAATCTCAAAAACGTTTAAAAGCGGAGATGGATAAAATAAAGAAAAAATAATGGCAGATAGTAGAGTAGTATTTGAAGTAATCGCGACAGCTAAGGGACTCAAAGTAGTTCATAAAGATCTGAAGAAAACTTCTGACGAAACAAAAAAGCTAGCAGGAAATCAAGATAAAGC